TAGTAAGCATTCCCCATAAAATAAATAAAAACAAAGTCCTACAGTCCGTTCCGTAAAAAAATCCAAAAGAAAGTCTATAAAAGCTTGTATAAAAGTCCAAAGTTCCGTATAATATACCATAATGAGTGTTAATATACCATCTAAGATCAAACCATCTATGGTTATTGCTATAGACCTTCTTGTCAATGATCCAGAGGCTAAAATAACAGATGTTGCAGAGAAAGCAGGGGTTACTAGAGCCACTATACATAACTGGATGAAAGATCCTGAGTTTGTAGAAGTATTCTATCAGAAGTATATGGTTACTTTTGGTTCTAGGTTGCCAACTGTACTTAACAGTATGGTTCGTGAGGCTGAGGCTGGGAATGTACAGGCTGGTAGATTAGTTTTGGAACACTCAGGTAAGCTTATTAAAAGGGTTGAGGTTAATAATCACCAAAGTCCTTTTGAAAAGTTCCTTACTTCCCAAGCTTCTGACATGGAAGAGGTTGAAGTTTTAGAGGCTGACTATGAAGATATTGAGGTTTTGCCTCAACGACCTATAATTCCAGAAAAGCCACCTACCAAAAAAGAGTTATCCACTCAACAAAAGAAATCAGATAGGAAAAATGAAAAGCGTAGAGAGGCTAGACGTTGGAGACAGAGAGCTGAAGCCGTAGGTATTGGTAAGCCAAAAATGGGTAGACAAACCCCAGCACAAAGAAAGGCTTGGCAGGAACAAGTAATAAAAAGAGAAAAAGCACTCAATATTGCTTCTTAAAGGTCTTAACATCATAAGACTTACATTCAGGACATTCCTGATCCCTATCAACTTCAACAGCTAATACTTCCCATATCCATTGACAGTTCATACATATGCAGTTTATGAGTTTAAACTTCTTCAACTTATGCTTTTCCCCATTGTTCTAGCTCTGCTGAATATTTTACTAACTCTTCCCACAATTCTTTATCAAAAGGTATATCAAAGTTTGCCATTGAAGTATCCATAGAGTTTTTAGCTAAAAAACCTAACAAATCGTTATTCATTAGAGATAACTCTTGCAATTTTTCTAGTTTTTTATTTAATGCCTCTATTGAGGATTCCTGAGCAGATAAACATTCAAGCAATAAGCGTAATAAATGATCTTCTATTCTATTCATACTCTAATATAGTTAGAGCATATTGCTTAATACAATGTTTATTATTTTTTTAAGGCTTTATTTACGTCTTGAATAAACTTTTTATCTATTCTTTGCTTATTCTCTTCAGTAGTTCCTATAAAATTTTTCACATTAGTTCCTGAAACTGTTGGAAAGTCCCCCTGATTATGACCATAGCCGTACTTCTTGATAGTAAGAGTGCCTTTGCCACTTTTTAAGCTATTGTACATCTCTCCAGTATTAAAAAGAGCTTGTTCACCTGCACGATAAGAAGCTTTACCTAGCTTTAGTCTTTTCCCATCTGCCCCAGTACCTCTGTCTATATTAACTCTTGTGCCTTTTACTGTATCTTTTGCATATCCATTTAAATAGCGATCAACTATATTAGGCATTTGTTTTGCAAGTTTATTAAAACTAAAAGTGGTTAATACTTTAATTTTCATTTGTTTGGTTTGGGTTTTCTATATCATTTATAGATTTATTTTCTTTAATAATGGATTGTGCTTGCTTAACTGTAAGGTCTTTATTATCACGAACCATTATTTTTGCTCTAGTCGTTAAATTATTTTGAATGTCAAACTGGTCTTTCAATATCTGGTCTTGAACTGTTTTAGGGTAATCTACCTCTTCAAAATCTACTCCAAATTCTTCTGGGAGTTCTATTCCATTATATTTAGCGATAATACGCTCTACATTGTAAAAATCTTTTTCATACATTCTCCAAAGAGCAATATCGTCATAATAATCTTCTTTTCTTTCCATATCTTTAATCATTAGCGATATTCCACTAGGAACCTCCCCACCTGACTCTGCCCATTGTATCCATAAGTGATTATTTGTTGCCACAAGCTCCATTTGAAATTTGATATTTTGTATAGCTTCCATAATATTGCCTGATGGACTTGTGATGTTATAGGCACCATCTTCTCCCATGTCTAAAATAGTATTAGAACCTGCTCTAAGCATACTTTGGTCTGCTCTTAGTCCTGTAACCCACGGCTGACCAAACATATTAAACCTCATGCCTAAATTCATTTCAGTAAGAGCTATATTTACTTGCTCATTGCAATTTATGATGTCAGATGCTCCCTCAACAAAAAATGAATCTACTTGGTCTTCTCTATGAGTAAAAACAAAAGGGATAATCCCATAAGGGTTAGGAGTCTCACTTAACATTTCGCCTTCTTCATTCATAAGTCCATACTTTTCATTATCCCAATATTCCCATTGCATATTGTCTGTATTGGAAAGATCGGCTGTATTGTTTAGTAAAGGATAAATTATAGCATTTGGAGTAAATGGATCATCATCAAAATATGCTTCAAAGTAGTAGATAGGTCTATAATCAAAAAACTCACCTTTCCAATGTACTCTATTAGCAACAGTACCTAGCAATCTAGTCATTCTTTCTGAATGCTTCATCCGAACATCTTTTGTAGGGATTAATTGCTCATATCTTGCAGTTGAGCCTCCAACAGTTCTTTTGGCTCCCAAACTGTAGATTCTACTTATTTTATTAATAAATTTTCTTGTAAAATTTGTAATACTTGGTGGAATTTCTCTAAAAGCATCTCCATTGAAGTAATTGGTTATATATTGCTCTACTGAAACGCCAGAATAGTAATCTAAATGCTTTCGTATTTCATTTCTTCTAGCATGAGAAATCATTAGCTTTGTTTCTAGTAATTTATCTTTTAATACTTTTTGAATCATCTTTGAATCCTTTTCATTTCGTTATTCCTCATAGGAAACCTATTAGTTATAAAATATCTGAAAGCATCATTTCCGTGGTCATGGGTACCATCTTTTAACGGCTCTTCCTTTATTGGTTTCCCATCTTCACTTTCAGGGTATCTGTATTCCTCAAAATCCTCTATTAATTCTGTACATTTTTTATCTACATGAACTCTCCTTACTCCATCTGCACTTTCAAAAAAACCTCTAGCGTATGCTATACTGGCAACAAGATTTCTGCTCATTCTATCTCTTGCTGATATTATCTTTATTCCACTACGTCTAAATATTTCCATATCACCAGCCCCACTTTGCCCTTGAACATTGCTACCAGCAGGATCACCATAAAAAGACATAATAGGATAGCCTTTTGTCTTAATCATTTTAATTAAATCTTCTGTTTTAATATTTTGCTTATGTAAAATAGAGTCAAAAACACGAATATGCTCTATTTCTCCATCCCAGTATGTTTGCAAGAATAAAACGGCTGGCATACGATAACCAAAGTCAATAGAGCAATATGTAGGCAAATTAGGGTCGTATGGAAACTCTCCAGTATCTAAGTCTCTATTAAAATCCCAAACCTTACCCTCAAATACAGAAAACTCTGCTCCGAACTCTTGTCCAAAAAGCTCTTTAGACATATTTCTTTTTCTTTCAATAATAGCAGGGTCACTTAAGCCTAATGGAAACTCATGCTCATTTATCCATGATGGAGATGTGTGACTTTCCCACATTGGATCATCTGCCCCTAACTTAAACAAATCATATATCCAGTTTCTACCTTCTGGTGTTGTTATAAATATAACCTTACCTTTTCTACCTGCAACTGTTGGAGATAAATACATATCCCAAATCTTTTTATTCATCTTGGCAACCTCATCAATTACTAAGAGGTCTAAACCTTCACCAACAAGACTTGATGGATTATCTGCTGACATTCCTTCTACGATTGTACCCCATTTAAAACGAATGTACATATCTTTTTCTGATGCCTTATCTACATCATCTGCATGACCAATAACCATACGTTGCCAAATCTCACGAAAAATTAGTCTAGCTTTTTTGTAAGACATCCCTACCACCCAAATTCTTTTATTTGGCTGAGATGCTACATAAGTAGCCTCCATTGCACTTGCCCAAGTCTTACCAAATCTCCTGCCACAAACTACAACTTGAAACCTAGCATCTTGCTTTGTAGGGTAATGTAAAGGGATTTGCCCACTATGAGGTTTGTAACCTAAATAGTCAAACCATTTTTTCTTAAATTCGTAAATTTTTTCTTGCATTAGATCACTTTACTAACTTACATTATGGTATCACTTTAATGCAAGGATAAATCTTGCATAATTCATAACTCACTAAAGAGGTAAAAATGTCCGAAGAAACGACCATCGAGCCAGATGTAAAACAGGAAGCCGTCACTAAAGACGAAAACAATGTACCGATTTCAAGGTTAAATGAAGTTATTTCAGAAAGAAATGAGCTTCGTCAAATGCTTGAATCATTTAAAAATAAAGAGGAAGAAGGTAAAAGAGTAAAGCTCCAAGAAGAAGAAAAATGGCAAGAACTCAATGCAGAGCTTGTTAAGCAACTTGAATCTTATAAACCTTATAAGGAAAGATGGGATTCAATGGATAAAAAACTTCGTGAGGGTGCCATAGCTCAACTTCCTGAATCAAAACGAGAAAAATTTTCCAATGTTGAGACAGAAGTTCTTTTAAATATAGTTGAAGAATTTTCTGACATAGAAAAACAAAACCCACCTGATAGAAAAGGAACTGTACCTACAGGAACTACTTCTGATTGGGTTTCTATGCCAGAAGATCAACGAAGAAGTAACTGGCAAGCAATATTGGAGTCATATATAAAAAGGTAAAATAAATGGCTAAACATTATCAAGGTAGTCCTGTAACGACTACAACTGACCAACATTTTATACCAGAAATTTGGGCAGATGGAATTTATAAGTATTTTGAACGTAAAACTGTCTTTAGAGGGCTAGTAGATGATTATTCTGCTTTAGTTGGTTCCAAAGGCTATGGAGATGCAATTAATATTCCTGAAATGAGTCTTGTAAGTGCTTCAGATAAAAGTGCTGGTTCAGATGTTTCTTACGATGCAACTGCAACTACAACAACTCAGTTGGCAATTAATAAACATAAATATGTCGCTAAACTTTTTGAAGATGTGGCTTTAATTCAGTCGGAAGCTGATTTAGTAGCTAAATACTCAAGAATGATGGGTGAAGCTCTTGCTCGTCAAGTAGATGCGGATATATGGGCAGAGATAGATGGTTTAAATCAATCTCAGGCTCTTTCTGGTGACGATACGCTAACTGCCAATGTTTTTGAATCTGCATTAGCTACATTAGGTGAAAATGACATTCCTTATATGGATGGTCAATGTGCAATGGTTGTTAATCCAACTTTATTTGCAGACATACTTAATCCTTCTGCTGGTATAGCTCAATACTTTATTCGTAATGATGCTGTCGGTGAAGGTAACAACGGACTTCGTTCTGGAATGGTTGGATCACTTTACGGAATTGACGTATATATGTCAAATACTGTATCAACTGCTGGAACAAGTTCTACGATTGCAGGTGCTATTTTCCATAAATCAGCGTGTGCTTTTGCTTCTCAACAAGAGGTAAGAGTCCAGTCAGAATATTCTGTAGATGCATTGGGAACTAAAGTAGTTTCCGATTTACTATACGGAGTTAAGTTAATTGACGATTCTGATAATAAAAAAGGTGTTAAGTTTACTAACGTAGACTAATACTTAGTATTACTCATAACTATTGGGGGCATAACGCCCCCTTTAGTTAAACTAGGAATAATATGATACAATATTTTAAAAAACCTAATCTTGGTAAAGTCGAAAGACTAGAAGAAGAAACTTTAAAAAAACACCCTGAAAAATTAGAGAATTTATTGGCTAAAGGATATATTCAAGTTATGGGAGAAGATAACTATGCTGAATATAAAAAGCCATCAATCGCTAAAAAGGTTGTTAAAAAGGTTGCTAAAAAAGTTACCAAGAAAATGAAAAAATAATTAGACCAAAGCACGATCTCATTCACGCTTTGTCATAGCTTAGAGAGGAAGAAAAATGGCAGACCTACACACTCATTCAGTACAAGAAGCCTTAAATGCTACAGTCGGTGGTAAATGGACAGTAGCAACCGCTGGTACTGCTGGAAGTTCAGCAGACGTAGCCAACACAACTCATAAATCATTACATAGTAGCACATCTACAATCGGAATTTATTCTGCCGTAGAAATCTATTTTAATTTTGCTACATCTGAAACTAATGTAAATGCCAGTAATGACTTATTAATTCCAGCTAATACAAACTTTTTTTTAACAGTACCTAGAGGATTAGGGAATACTATATACTTTAATTACAACAGTACAAGTACAGCAACTGGGGCAGTAAGAATGGTGGAGATTTAATATGTTTGGATCAATGGGGCAATCCAATGTCAAGAATCTTGGCAATGGTGGAACAATGGATGGAGATGTCACAATTACAGGTGACTTAACTGTATCAGGTGGCATAGCATTAAGTTTAAATGAAGTATTGCAAGGTACTTCTACAATAGATATAAATAGCACAGAAGCACTACTAGTTAGAAAAGATTCAGATGGTGGTGATGTATTTATAGTAGATACCACAAATTCTAGAGTGGGAATAGGTGGATCGCCTACAGAGGCTTTAGATGTAACAGGAAATGCAAAAATTAGTGGAGGCATTGGCGTAGGGGTATCTCCAAGCTCTTCTTATGTTTTATATGGAAGTGGTAGTGGCTCACCGACAATAAGACTTACAGATACAACCAATAGTACTATTCTTGATTTAAGAGCAGATGACACAGGAGCTTTAGTAAGGTCAACAGGCAATCATCCATTAAGATTAAATACAAATCAAACAGATAGAGTCACTATTTCTAATGATGGTAATGTTCTTATTGGAACAAGCTCTGTAATTAATTCTACCATAGGAAGCACATCTGCAAAGTTTTTAGATGTTGATGGTGGCTCTTATATGGGTATTATAACATTAGCAAGAACTACTACAGGTAATAACAATAATTTAGGAAGTTTACAATTTATTAATAAAGATAATGCTGATGCGTCTAATAATGATGCTGATGGTGAATTAGTTTCATATATTACAGCTACAGTTGCAACTAGCGACTCAAATGGTGGAGATGATTCTGGAGCAAATTTATTATTTTACACAAAACCAGAAGCTGGAAGCATTGCTGAACGAATGAGAATCACATCTGGAGGTTTGGTTGGTATTGGAGCAAGTCCACAAACAGGATT